CCACGTCGAATTTACTAAGGTAGTGGGTGGTGATTGGGCGCTGACATCTGAGTCACACAAAGTTCCTGTCACGCGTGTACGTGTAAACAAGGAGAAGAAGAAGCCATACAAGAAAGCTATAGTTTCTTACCTTGAGTGGGTGTGGACTATGGCTCCGCTACTGGCAGGGGATCTGTCATACAAGACTGTAAACAACAACCAAAGAAATTGCGCTAGGTACATGCAGGACTATGACCTGTTTAGAGAAGCACTGATGGACGAGTCGATAGAAGAACGTACGTACCTAGCCGCTGTTTTTATTGCTTACTACGCTAGTCTAGGGGGTTACAACCGATACTACAGTAATCCGTCTATGCCACTACCTGACGTGACTAAGGATTCCAAGAAGTTCCGCACTACGTTTAACAGTTGGGTCAATACCTACGCAGGGTTCAACGAAACATTCAACGAGTATAAGGGGTAATACAATGCAAGCATATATGTACGATGAACACATGGACAAGGCTAGTCTAACACGCGTTGATGAGTTAACAGGAGAGTACGCAGATGATGTCATAGCTGGTGGTACTCTTATACCTGAGTACACTAAGTTTATAGGAGAGGTACAGAAAGCATTTCGTGGATGTAAGCTACGTTCTTTCTCTAAGGATTGGTCTGGTAAGTTATATTTATATATGCCAGATGACACGTTTGTGATGGGGCATATATACACGATTTGGAGCGACGATGACGAGTTACAGTATTGTGTTAGTTCACACAAGGTACGGAACGGTAAGTACAACAGTTATTCTAATGACTTCCGAATATGTATTACTAAACGTCCTGATACAGCGTTAAAGAATGCGAAGAAGTATTTGCAACGGCTTACACATAGCGACATTGTTAGGGCTACGTCACACGAGTGCTATGACACGGTGCATGCCCATAAGCGCAAAGAACAAGACTCATTGGATACCCTGTACAGACAAGTGTTTGATGTAGGGTATCAGGATAACTTACCATCCATAGTCAAGGAGATGTTTCATCTAGTAGATGTAGGCCATTCCTTCTTGGACGCTGAGTGGAATATTAAGTTAATAGCGGTAAAGGCTAAACACAAAAGCTATCTATCTACGGTAGAAGATTCCAGTGAGGACTTGTACTGCGTGCGTGTACATGAGCGGTTAGGTACGCAGATGTTTGAGGTGTCTAAAACTGACTCTAGTAAGGTATCTCACTTCCGATCTACTGGTGTTGATTTTGTCGGGGTGCTTACTGCTGATGATCTACCAGAGGGTGTGTTGGGTAAGTTGGGTGTTATGGCTATATGTGAGAACGAAGCGTACGTACCGCAAGTCGGGTATCGCTATGATGAGAGTATATTCTATGTCACACAATGATAAGTTTTGGTATGAGAGAGATCATCCAACTAACAGCTACCGCGTATCGTCAGCAGGGTACAAAAATAGTATTGAAGTAACATGTATAGGCATGAATTGTGTTGACGCGGAAGCGGAAGGGTTATATGATCTTAGCGAACCCCTACCTAAATGGCTAGAGGATAAGTTAGCGGTGCTTATGTTGTGTGACCCTACACCGCCCACAGTAGAAGTAGAGGGTATAGGTAGACGTATAGACGAACACACCTTCTGGGTAGTTAAGTAAGGAGAGCAATATGCTTGAACTTATTATAGGTATCATCTTAGTAGTAGTCATGGTCTGGTTAATGTGGGGGGCTATGCTAATAGTTAATGATAAGCAACGTGAGTTTATCAAGCGTAAAGAGGAACTGGTATCCAAAGGAGACACCAATGGCGATGACACCGGAAGGGAAAGTAAAGAAGAAGATAGTTGAGCAGTTAAAGACGTTAGGGTGCTACTACTTTTTCCCTGCTACAGGGGGATACGGTAAGAGCGGAGTACCTGACATAGTGGGATGCTACAAGGGTAAGTTCTTTGGTATTGAATGTAAGGCGGGCAAGAACACACCAACAGCATTACAGGAGAAGAACTTATCAGACATAGCACTAGCAGGTGGTGTCGCCGCAGTAGTTAACGAACTCAACATGCATGACATAGAAGAATTACTCGGAGACCATAATGGAGAAGTGGCAAAGACGTGGCAGACAGATCACTGACTTGACGTGTGAAGATTGGGATAAGGTAGCGCAAGGATTACCTAAAGACGACGAAAGACATGAGTACGTGAAAATGGCTAAAGACATACAGAGTATAGTTATAGAGCAAGAAGATATGGTGAACTCACCAAACCACTACACGTCAGGTAGCATCGAATGCATTGACGGTATAGAAGCATCCATGAGTGCAGAAGCATTCAAGGGTTACTGCAAAGGTGCGGCATTGAAATACCTTTGGAGATACGAGCGTAAGCATAAGTCGTTAGAGGACTTAAAGAAAGCGCAATGGTACTTAAACAAGTTAATAGAGGTAGTTAAAAATGAAGACTAATGGAAAAGGAAAAGAACTGATAATACAGATTAGTTCACTTGAATCAAGTGAGGGGCAGGTACTAGGACTGTCCCAATACGGGCGAGTGTTTCGCAGAGAACGTGAAGGTTGGATATTGCATACAGGTGGAGAACTATACGATGTAGTGGATAATCAGGGACTAAGGAATGTGGAAGATATTAGACACGAGGAGAGGATAGAGGCTATGAATGTATTGAATGATGTAGAAATTGGTTCTGAGAACTTGAGAAGACTAAAAGAGTACTTTACTGACCCTGCAAATGGGTATAACACAATAAGATACACCTCCAAAGACACAGGGGTACCCGAGGAGGAGGTAAAAGCGTTTTGTGTAGCGTTGGACTTTGGTACGGGGTAGCTAATGGACTTGATAACGGTTGATTTTGAAACCTACTACGATAAGGATTTCTCTTTACGTAAGATTACAACAGAAGCCTACATCCGTGACCCTCGCTTTGAGGTGATCGGTGTAAGCGTAAAGGTTAACAATGGAAGTACGGAGTGGGCTAGTGGTACACATGAAGAACTCAAGGAGTACTTACAAACTTTTGATTGGGCAAATAGTATATTACTTGCTCACAACACTATGTTTGATGGCGCTATTCTTAATTGGCATTTCGATGTTCATCCTCGTATCTATACCGATACTCTTTGTATTGCTCGTGCATTACACGGTGTTGAGGTTGGAGGAAGCCTACACGCGTTAACACAACGGTATAACCTTGGAGAGAAAGGTACTGAAGTACTTGATGCCGTAGGTAAGAAGCGATTAGATTTTACAGACGAAGCACTGGATAAGTATGGTGACTACTGCGTTAACGATGTGGAGTTAACCTATAAGTTGTTTAACCGTATGGGTAAGGGGTTTCCGAAGGGAGAACTACGTTTAATAGACTGCACATTGCGTATGTTCATAGAGCCTATCATAGAGTTGGACTTAGGATTACTAGAGCACCACCTAGAAGATACCAAGCAGATAAAGGAAGACCTTGTAACAGCATCAGGCGTGACAAAGAAAGACCTTATGAGTAACCCCAAGTTCGCAGACATACTAAGGGACTTGGGTGTAAATCCCCCTATGAAGTTAAGCCTTACTACGGGTAAACAGACCTATGCATTCGCTAAGAACGATGAAGGGTTCAAGGCGTTAGCCGACCATAAAGATGTGCGTGTACAAGCGTTAGTGATGTCACGCCTAGGTACTAAGAGTACGCTTGAAGAATCACGTACTGAGAGGTTTATAGGTATAGCTAAACGCGGACTACTCCCGGTACCCGTAAGATACTATGCCGCGCACACTGGTAGGTGGGGAGGTGATGATAAGATTAACATTCAGAACTTACCTAGCCGTGGTGTGAATGGTAAGAAGTTAAAGAACAGTATGCGTGCCCCCGAAGGCTACGTTATGATTGACTGTGACTCCTCTCAGATTGAGGCGCGTGTACTAGCATGGCTTGCAGGGCAGGAGGATCTGGTATCAGCATTTGCCAATGGTGAAGACGTTTACATAAAAATGGCCGCTGTAATATACAACATACCCGAAGACAAGGTTACCAAACAGCAACGGTTTGTAGGTAAGACTACTATCCTAGGTTGTGGGTATGGTATGGGTGCGATTAGGTTTGCTGAACAACTACTATCATTCGGTACCTTTATGGATGCCGAAGAAGCACGTAGGGTAGTCAGTATATACCGAGATGCTAATTGGAAGATAAACACCTTATGGCGTGACTGTCAAAACATGTTGGTTGAGATGTCTCGCGGTACTGCTATAAGCCTAGGCCCGAATGGAATCGTTCGCTCTGTCGAAACGCAGTCGGGTATGGGAATACTATTACCCTCAGGGCTAGTCATGCGTTATGACGACTTAGGCTATGAGCAAGGTGAGCGTGGGCCAGAGT